TAAAAATCAAAAACAAATGCAAAAGGGAGCTTCCTTTATGGGATTCCCTATGCCTTCAAATGTCTCCGGTTCAATTAAAGCGAATGATACCCCTTTCGGGAATTACTCTGCTAACGGTTCCGTGAGTTTTAAAACTGAAGCCCCCATGGCATATGGACAAGTAGATTCAATCTCTGGTCCTCAAATGATGTATGGGGCTAATGGTGATGTGAGAATTATTCATCGTGAATATCTTACTGACATCTTGTACACAGGCGGTTTTACCGCTAATGGATTCACAGTGCTAAATACTTTTTTAGCCAATCCTTCTAATCAATCGAACTTTCCCTGGTTGAGTGGCGTAGCACAGAACTTTGAAAAATTCTGTTTTAACAAGCTTTGTTATCGCTACGTTACCCAGTCTCCGACTACAAGTCCCGGTTCTGTTATGATCATTCCTGATTATGACGTGGATACAGGGGCTCCAGCCACAAAACAACAAGCCTTAACTTTTAAGGATGCTGTTCGGACACCAGGTTGGCAGGACTGCTGTGCTTTCCTCCCTGAAAGTAGATTGTGTAATTATAAAGATTATTTTGTACAAATAGGTGCTGATCAGAGACTTTCTGTCCCGGCTAGCATTTATATTTGTGCTTCAGGTGGTTCTGACTCTTCTCCTTTGGAAGGAGAGATTTGGGTAGAGTACGACATTCGTTTGCTCTGTCCAACTCAGAATACAAATGGGACTGACACTCTTGAGGTCGGTTCACCATCTTCTGCTAATCCTTTTAATTTCTATACTGTAAATCCTTTCTGGGCTCCAAATACTTATTTGGGGACTGGAACTGTCTATCCAACTTCGGGTAAAATTCTTACCCTTGCACCCGGGGATTATCTCCTTTCGGCCGCGGTTGGTGGTGTTAACCCTGTTATAACCTTAGGTTTTGGCAGTAACATCCTAGACACTGTACAAGTTAATGTATTAACTGTAGGTTCTAATGCTATTATTTATAGTCTTAAGAGCATATATAATGGCTCTAGTACTAATAATTCATTAATAGTGAATCTTACAGGTGTTGTCACAATTATGTATTGGAATCTTACCAAGTTATGAGCAATAACTTAGCAACTGATGGACTAACCTTGTATAATGTAAAGGTTAGTGGATTGACAATCCGATGAGGTCTTCTAACTCCTCTCTCTATAGTACTCCTTAGCGACTGAGTAAACAGTCTGGTCTAAGTAAACCTATTAACAACGTATGTAACCTTCAGACTTTCGAAGGTTAAGTAGCGCTATAATTGTAGGCGAGCATATAGTAAATATATGAATGTACT